GCACGATCCGGCTACGCTTGGGCATCGCACGCTTACGCAAAGTGCCGTCGTCGTTGTACTCGTAGACAGCGGTGGGCACGGAGGCCGCCCCCACTACAGCAGATGCGGAGGCGGCGCCAACCGACAACAGCTTGCACCGAACCACAGCCGTGCCCGAAGCCTTGGCCAGCACACAGACACCTACACGCGAGCCGGCGCTGCTGGAGTTGGTGATCCGCTTGTTTGCCGTGTCCCAGTACAGGTCAGTGCCCGCAAGGTAGCTCTCAGCGCTGGCCGCCGTGATGTCGTAGACCCCCTCCGTGGCCAGGTCGACAGGGTCGCCCAGCTTGGCCGACTTGGCTGCCACGCCGAACACGGAGCCGATCATCACGCCATCGCCATTGCTCAGGTCGTAAGGTGCCACCATGGGGAGGAAGTCCCCATCCATCACAAAGTTCTTCATGCTTGTCCTTGAGCGGCCGCACCGGCCGCATTGGTTGTCGGCTTACCCTTCAGCAGCATCACCAGCGCTTCCCAAATGCCAGCGCCCTGCAGCCGCTTGATGTCCTTCTCCAGCTCGGCAAACACCACGTCCGGGTCTTCACCACGGCGGCGGATCTTTTCGCTGAAACTGCACAGCCCGCCGGCAATCTCATGCAGGTCAGCCTGCACGTCATCCAGCGGGTTCACGTAGTCCCACTTCGGGGTGCTGTGGTCCACCGCATAGCTCAGCTGGCCCCTGATCAGGCCGCCCAGCTGGGCGTACTCCGCGAAGACATCGCAGATGCGCTGGCACAGCATGGGCACCACCACGTGCCACTGCAGCTGCTCCACCTCACGGCGAAAATCCAGCATGCGGATTCGGGCGCTGCTGTAGTTCACACGGGTCATGTCGCCCGTGGCCTGCTCATAGGTGAAGCCAGCGCCAGCGCACACCAGGCCGATGTTGTAGCGGCAGTAGTCCACGAAGCCCGGCGCGGCCTTGGGCTCCAGCACGGTGAAGTTCATGCCGGGCGGGGCCTGGAAGATGCCGCCACCGGCCAGCTCGCCCAGCTGGCCAACCTTGTTCAGGTCCTGGCCCTCAAAGCCGTTGGCCAGGCCGGCCACATCACCGCTGGCGATCACGCCCATGCGTGTCTCCAGGTTCTTGCGGGCGATCTCGGCGTCTTCCAGCGTCTGCAGGTCGCGCACCCGGTTGATCACCGGTGACAAGCGCGGGAAGCCGCGCTGCTGGCCCGGCCGCTGCGGCGCATAGAGGTGGATGACCTGCTCTGCCGGCACCCGCTTACTGGTCATGCCACGGGCGCGCAGCAGGGCGATCTCGCCCGGGTGCTGGTCCCACAGCCAATAGGCCACGCACTTGCCCAGCACGTCATACTCTTTGCCGCCGATCACGCGGTTGCCGTTGTCGGCACTCACGCGGATGTTGTCCAGCCAGTCCACCTCCAGCAGCTGCAGCTGCACGGGCACGGGCAAGCCGTCTTCCTTGCGGCGGGGGCGGATGCGCACCAGCACCTCACCATCGGCGTCCATGGCCCGCACGGCAGCAGCCTGCAGGCCGTAGATGTCCAGGCGGCCGTCTGCATCGGCCTTGGGCCCCCAGGCCTTCCAGAGGGCTGCCAGCTTTTCACCCTGGTCACCCGTCCACTTCGGCAGGATGCCTGTGCCCACGATGTGCGCCACACGGGCGTTCATCCCCGAGGCGATGTACTCCACGTTCTGGATGAGGTGGCGCGACTTCGCCCGCAGCATCGTGGCATCGGCCTGGTGGTCGGTATTGGCGCTGGCGCCACTGCGGCGGGGCTTCCACGGGTCAGCGGGCGAAGCTGCTGCGTAGGCCCGGCTCAGCAGCTGGCGGTGAAAGTGGCGCTGCAGCCCGCGCTGGGGCGAGATGCGGCCAATCAGCCGGTCCAGCAGCGTGGGCGGCACATAGTCGCGTACAGGGTCACGTACTCCCATGGTCACTCCCGGCGCGTCACGAAGGTGGGGTAGTACGCCATCTGCTTGGATGACGCGGGGCGGGCTTGCCCAGCCACCACCGTGGCCACGTGCGCACGAGCCTTCAGCAGGCTGTCGGTGTCGCGGTAGCGCACCTTTTGGCCGTCGATCTCCACCTCCAGTTCAGAGGTGGCGATGGCGGCGTCCAGGCGGTTAAGGTCAGATTGAGTCAGGGCCATAGGCCCCGAAAATATCGGGCGCGCTGTCTCACGTCACCGGAATGGGTGAGACAGAATCAACCCCGCTTCAGCGCCCGCTGCCCGCCGTCTTGATCGCCCGGTACACCGTCGCCCGGCTGATCTGCAGGCGCCGCGCCACTTCCGTGGCGTTGCGGCCGTTGAACAGCTGCAGCACCTTCTGCGCGGTCTCGCGGCTGGCATCGGTGCGCACATCGCGGCTGGCGCCAGAGCGCACGTACACCTCAGCCCCGCCAAACTCATCACGCACGGCGCGCTTGGCCGCGTCCACGCTTTCAAGGTGCGCAGCGAACTCAGGCGCCACCTCTAGCAGGTAGTCGAAGATGCGGTCCACCAGGTCAGGCTCTGCGGTGATGGCGGCGGTCAGCTTTGGCGTGGGGTCTTGCTTGCTCATGGTCATCATCTCCAGCGGCGGGGCACGTAGGACCGTGCCGCCTGGGGTGGCTGCTGCTGCGGTTCGGGCTTCGGGGTGGCGGGCGCTGCGGGCGCCTCAGGCTCATCAGGGGCGGGCGCGGCCAAGCTCTTCACCGGGCCCTTGTGGGCGGGCTCAGCCTGGGCAGGGGCGGGCGCGGGCACATCGGCCGGCGCCTGTTCATCGGGCGGCAGATCCTGGCTCTGAGCTGCACCGTGGTCATCGGCGCCGGAGCCAGCGGCACCGGGGCCAGCGGCCGCCACCTGCGCAGCCACTGCCACCTCAGACGCGCTGAACAGATCGCGCGGCGGCTGCACGGCGGCCTCCAGGCGGTCCCAGTCGCGCGGGGTGTAGCGTTCCAGGCCATCCATGAAGGCCGCGTGCACCGCATAGTTGCGGGTGTCCAGCACTTCGTTGCGTGGGCGGCGCTTCACCCAGCGATAGCTTTCACCCGTGGGCGTGCGCACCGGTATGCGCTGCTCTGCCGTCAGCTGCTCATACCACTCACGCGGCAGCTGCTGAGAAAAATGCACGTAGCCCGGGCCCGGCACCGCAATCTGCAGCTGGCCGTGCAAAAGGTCTTTGGCTGTGTCGGTGCCGATCAACCACACCTTCACGCCATTGGGCCAGCGCTTGCCGTCCCATTTGATTTCCTGGCTGCTGGCCGTGCCCTTGATCGGCTTGCCCTCTTCAGATGAGCCTTTGATCACGTGCACCTTCATGCGCCCCAACATCTTGCGCGCCCAGTTGTAGACCGCGTGCGTGTGGTGCCCCGAGTCCACGCTGATCGAGCTGATGCCCAGCGTGCCGCCGTGCCAGGCCTGCTTGAAGCGGCGCTGCAGGTACAGCTCAACCGGGGCCCAGTCCTCATCACGCGCGGGGTTGCCCTCGATGATGCAGTGGTCCACCGGCCAAGACTCCAGCCCACGGCCCCAGGCCCAGATGCCGATCTCCCACCGGTTGCCCTGCAGGTCGATGCCGGCCGTCAGGTGCACCCCACCCACAGGCACCACGCCCAAAGGGAAGGGCTCAGCCCGGGCCTGCAGCGCGTGCTCTTCCACCCGCTCGCCCATCACCTCCCAGGTCTCGCCCGCCGTCTCGTTCGTCCAGCCCTGCAGCGGGCCATGGTCGCCAGCGCGGTACGCGGCCTGGGCCTTGAGGCGCTCATCCACGATGTCTGCCCAGGTGCGCTGCGGGCTGTAGGCCGCCCAGATCTGGAAGGCCACGTGCTTCGGCGGCCTGATCGGGTGGCCGGCCGCGTTGCGCCACACCTGGTCAGCGCCGTAGCGGATGCCCGTCTTGATGCACACCCACGCGCCCACCCAGTTGGCCAGGTAGTCCGCCTGGCGGATCTCGCACGCGCAGTGCGGGCACACGTGGCGCACCGTCTCAGGCCGGCCCTTGTCCCACTTGAATCCGTAGGTGACATCCTTGCCACCCCACATCAGCGCGTGCTCTTCCTTGCAGTGCGGGCAGCGGATGTTGTAGCGCATGTCCGCCTGGGCGTTCAGCCGCGAGCGCTCCACATGGCACAGGCCCTTCACGCGCGGCGTGCTGCCCCCGATGAACTTGGGGTGCGGCGCACCCTCAAGGCGGCCCCGGGCCAGCGTGCCCGGGTCTGAGCTCTTCTCCACCTGCTGGTCAAAGCCAGACCACTCATCGAGGATGGCCACGGCCACCGTGATCCGGCGGTAGCTGCGCGCAGCCTTGCCACCCAGGAAGTGCGCCACCGAGTCGCGGTAGGTCTTGAGCTTGATCGTGTCTTCAGCGCCCTTGCCGGCCTTCTTGGCCTTGGCAATGGCCGGGATGGCCGCGAACGCCGGTTCGATCTCGCTCTTCACGAAGCTGTCGCGGTCATCGTCCGTGGGCTGCCACACGGCCTGTTTGCGGCGGCGGTGCGCGATGTTGTAGGCCATGAAGCCCACCACGGTCTTCGTGTACCCCACGCGCTTCGACTTCTGCACGTCCACGTGTTCGATGTCGTCATTGCTGAAGGCATCCATCCAGCCCACCTGGAAGGGCCACACCTCCCAGGCACCTTTCTGGTGGCTGCTCTCACCGGTCAGCTCGAAGTGGTCTGTGGCCCAGTCGCTGTAGCGCTGCGGCGGGTCAGCGCGCAGGCTGTCCAGGCCCTGGCGCACAGCGGCCTTCACGGCTGCCCGCGTCAGCGGGTGCACCGCCACGGCGGCGCGAGGTGCGCGCAGGGCCACGGCCGTCATGCAGGCACGCCCCCTTCTTCGTCATCGGCCTGGGTGGCCGTGACCAGCTCTTCCAGCGGGTCCAGCAGCTCACCATCGTCACCAGCGTCCGGCAGCTGGTCAAGCGCACGGTCCACCAGCTCAGCGGTGCTGCGCACCCACTCGTTGCGTGCGCTGGCCAGCATCTTCAGCACCACGGCCTGGGCCTGCTCTGGCAAGTCGGGGCAGGCCTTGGCCAGCATGCCCTCCAGCGCGTCGAAGCGATCGACCACCGCCGCGCTGGCAGCGCCCAGCACATCGGCCAGCAGGCCCACCGGCGCGTGCACACCGGCGTCCACCGCGTTCTTCCGGTCCTGCGCGATGCGCTGCGAGCGGGCAAGGGCGGCGCGCTCTTGCACCAGGTCGAGCCCACCGCCAGCAGAGGCGCGGCCAGCGGCCATATCGCGCAGTCGTTCGCAGTAGGAGGCCAGCCAGCCTGCGGCGGTGTCTCCGTGGCCCAGCACGCCCTCAGCCTTGAGCTGGCTGACGCGCGCTTCGCTCACCCCGATGATGGCGGCGAACTCCGCCTGGGAGATGGGCTGATCCAGCAGGGGCAGCAGCTTCACTTAACCCCCTTAGGAGACCCATGAAACAGCCGGAGAACGGGGTCCGAATCACCCTCGTGCCGACCCCCTGGGAAGGACCCGGGGAAAGCACCAATGTGGTGCGCTGCGCTCATGCCGCACCCCCCGCCGACTGGGCCTGCAGGCGGTAGCGCTGCTCATCGATGGCGCGCTCCACGTGAGGTACCAGCATCAGGTCGACCACGCCCGACACCACGCGGTGGAAGTCGAAGCGCACGCGGTAGTTGACGAACTTGACGAACAGGAACACCGGCTTGAGCTTGCCCGTGCGGCCCAGGCCCAGCTTGGCGCCGAAGTCGCGTGCCTCAGCGAGGTAGATGCCCGGGGCCAGGCGGCCCTTGCGCTGCGGCACGGCCAGGTACTGGCCACCAGCCCGGCCAATGGCACGGCGGCGCTTTGCCTGGGCGCCTTTGCGGCGGTCCACAGGGCCCACCATGCGGCGGTTGTAGCCGGCCGTGAGCTCAACGCCCACCTGGCTCAGGATCTGGATGATCTGGCCACGGCTCACGTTGCCGTAGGCATCGAAGCGGGCCGCCGAGTTGCTGCCCGTGGCGGGCACAGCGCGCCAGCCCTGAGGCATGGCACCAGCGGCCTGCAAGGCCAGCTCAAAGCGCTTGGTGCTGCGTGGGCCGCCGTCCACCTGGGGCAGCAGGTACTTCGTGGCCGGCGTGCCCGAGCCAGCCAGATCGTCCTTGACGTAGACCTCAGCGAAGAGGCGCGAGGCGGTGGCCGTGCGCACGAACAGGGAGCGCTGGGTGTAGGGCGTGGGCCGGTCGATGGAGCGCATCAGCTCAGCGTCTGCAGCGGCCTTGGCTTCGACTGCAGTGCGGGTCAGGGCAGTGGCCAGCGCGGCCTTGATGCGGCGCTCACTGAAGCCTTCCATGTCGGCACGGAAGGCAGCTTCGCCCTGGGCTTCGAACTTCAGCAGCATGGCGTGTGCTCCATCGTTGCCAGGTGACGGTGATGGTCACTTCCATCAAGGAAGTGACTGTCACTGTCACCCGATATGTCACCTTTGTTGTCACCCGTTGTCACCGGTGACAAGGTGACATCCCTCCCGGAGGGAGGGCGTGCGCGCGCGAGGATGTCACGGCGTGACATGTCACCAAAACGCGTTTTCATGTCACCAAACTGAGTTTTCATGTCACCTTTTGGCGTGGACATGTCACCTTTTCCAATGCGCGAATTCACTTCTTCGCTCCTCGATTCAGCGTGATGACATGACCCTGGGAGATCTCCATGAGACCTTCCCGGACCGCCCAACCGCTGCACCTTGACCATGCCTGTTTGCCCGCATCTGAGCCGGGCGGGTGCCCACATGCCTCGATGAAGGCTTTGCGCAGGTCCGTCACCTTGCTGCCGTTCTGAAGCATGGACACCAGCAGCTGCTTCTGCCCCCCACGGCCAGCAGCCACCTCACGCTCCATAGCCTGGCTGATTTCCTCTGTGCTGGTCAGGTGGCGTGCTACCAGCGAGGTGAGCACTTCCCCGTCAGGGTCGCGGCCCAGCTCCTGCACCGACAGCGAGAACATGGTGTCGGCGAAGACGTCACCGTCCTTCTGCTTGGCGCAGGTCAGGGTGGCGAGCATCTCCTTCTCATCACGGAAGACTCCCAGCATGAAATCGAGGTTGGCCCGGATGGCGCTGGAGCCGCGTGGGCGCTCGGTGGCCTGGTGGCCCGTGTGGTGCAGCAGCAGCACGGCGCACTGCCACAGGGCCCGGAAGCGGTTGCCCAGCTCACGGAAGTAGGCGGCCATCTCATTGGCGCTGTTTTCTTCACCAGCGTAGGTCTGAGACAGCGTGTCAACCACCACCAGGGCAGGGCTCAGGCCACGGATCTGCGCTGCCTCCACGACGCGCCAGGCGTCTTCGGTGAGGTTCACGGCAGCGGGCACCACCTGCAGATCGGCATCGGCCACCTTGAGGCGCCTGACACGGTGCCACGCATCGATGCGAGCCCACAGGCCCGCGCCGCCCTCAGCAGCCACGTAAATCACGCCGCCACGGCGCGTTTTGCGGCCCATCCAGGGTAGACCATGGGCGATGTGCAGCGCCGCGTCTAGCGCGATGAAACTCTTGAACGTGCCCGAGCCACCGTACATCATGCCGATGGACTCTGCCGGAATCACGTGCTTGACCAGCCAGCTCACGGACTGCGAGTGCGCCTGCAGCTCAGCGAGCGACATCATGGGCACCGAGGTGGACGCGGCACCCGCGCCCGCCAGCTTGCCCAGGGCCAGCTTGACGTCATCCAGCACCTTGGCAGCCGGGCCCTGACGGTGGGCCGCGCCGATGGCCTCGTTGGCCAGGGCGATGACGTCACGCAGGGTGCTGCGCTCCACGATGATTTCGGCATAGCGCTCGATGTGGGCCGCGCTGGGCACGCTCATGGCCAGGCTGTGCAGGTACTTCAACCCGCCTACCTCGGCAGACTGGGCGCCCAGGCGCTCGTTGACGGTGATCACGTCCACTGGCTTGCCTTCGCTCACCAGGGCCAGCACCACGGTGTAGATGAGCTGGTGCTGGTGGGCGTAGAAGTGCTCAGACGTCAGCGTGGTGGAGATACCCTGAAGCGCCGCGGGCTCAAGCAGCAGGCCACCGAGCACGGACTGCTCTGCCTCGATGGAGTGGGGCGGGGTGCGCACCTCTGTGAAGGTGGGCGCCACCAAGGGGCCAAGCTCCGGGCGCTGTGGGCGTGCCTGTTCCATGGGGCTGTGGGCTTCCTGCGGGTCAAGCCAGCGTGTGTTCGCCATGTCGGGGCACCGTGCGAGAGGCTGACCATGCGCCGAGCAGCGCCGAGAAGTCCGGCGCCAGCGCCTGGCACGGCGGCTGGGCGGGTGCATGTGCGCGCACCGGGGCACAGCCATCGCCCAGGGCCCACACGACCGTGCGGCGGCCCTGGTGCATGGCTGGCGTCTTCTTGAGCAGGCGCATCTTGACGCTGTAGTTGAGGATGGGGTGCACCAGCGCGGAGGTCACGCCCAGGTGGGCGGCCAGCTGCGCGGTGAACTGCGGGCCGTGCTGCCTGATCAGGTCGACGGCAGGCCTGGCGCGGCCTTTGGGCTCAAAGGTGGCGGGGGAGGGGCGGGAGCTCATGCCGTGGCAGGATTGGTGGTCCGCAACATCATCCAAAGCCATGTCAAACCCCAAAGAGCCCGTCATCCCGCAACCGGCGCCAGAACGGCGAGATCAGGCGCAAGTGCCGCCCAGGCCAGTGCGGTAGCCACGAACACAATCGGGCTGGCCACGGCCATCAGCCTGACGCGGTCAAGCCAGGCAGAGACACGGTGATTTCGGGCCGTTGCCTGCTTGATGCGTTCGTCCAGGTTGCGCAACTCCACTGCGCGGATCTGGTCGAGTTGAAAGTCCGTCTGGTACAGGTTCAGCGGCTCATTGGTGGGCACTGGCAGGTCCGTAGACACCATGCAGAACAGCACCAGAAGCGCGGCCACCAGCATGAGCCAGACCGCGATGCACACAGCCCCAACCGTGACCGCGCTAGGCAAGCCTTGTTGCTGCTCAAAGCCCTTTGCCGCCAGGGCTGTGGCACCGCCCATGCCGGCCAGCAGGATGGTCAGCACCGTGTTGGCCTCTTTGGCCAGGGTTTCAGCGTTGGCCAAGCGAAACCGTAGGTTCTCAAGGCCTGCCTTTTCGGCGTAATCCAGAAGCTCATTCATCGTTGTTCCCCAAGGGTAAAGAGGACATTTTCCAGAGAGAGGCGGGGGCTCAAGCCGTGGCAGGATTCGCTTTCCACAACATCACCATTCACGACAGGAGCCCCCATGGAATTACCCGAGATCCTTGGCATTGCCTGGTACGAACTGGAGGACTTCGCCGAGATCAAGGCCCTGATGAAA